TGGATCAAATGCTTCTTTAATGCCAGTTACTTTTGCTTTTGATTTTTCTGAAATACCTGCTTTGATAGAAGAACCAATACTTCCGCCTTCAACAATCTTTTTAGTGATGAGGTCTGATAAACTTGTTTTTCTAACTTTAGCTGCTTTAGCGTAATCTGAAACCTTTCTTTCTTCTTCCTCATCTTCTTCAGATGGAATTTCTTTTATAATTGTTTCAGTGTTATTAACTTCTTTAATAACTTTAGTTACTGGTGCCTGTTCAGGTGGTGTTTCTAATGTTGGCACCGCTTTAACATTTGTGTTAACAGGACTTACAGTTGCTGTTTCTTGTGTTGCTGTTTCTTTAGGTAAATCTGGTTTACCTAATTTGTCAGCCTCTTTCTTACTGGCCGCTTTGCCGTATCCACCTTTTGTACCCAACACAAACCAATAACCTTTACCACCAAAAGCATTTGGATCCCATACAAAGATTTCTTCTTTTAATTTTTTAGTTATTACTTTCATTAGTGTGCCATATAAGTTGGTTTAATGTCTTTAGTTTGCGGCATCATCATTTGTTGGTTAGTTGTACCACCACTAACAGTTGTCACAGAGTTATTTACCACCACAGTATTTTGTGGTGTTTTTTGTGTTAAATCTTGATTTTGTACAGAAGTTGCGGACAGTTTAGTGCCAACACCATTTGATGCCGGTGTTGGTGTTGCTACAGTTTTAGTGTTCTTTTCTCTTTCTAATCTCAACACTTGTTCCATTTCAGGAACAAAAATAGATGCTTTGTTTCCACTACCGTAATGTGAGGTTGTACCACCAGGAATGTTTGGATCAGCAATAGATGCCCATTCTAAGGACAACTCATGTATTGCTTTCTTTAATAGCATAGGATCATCTTCTTTACTCACCAAATAGGCTTGCAAAGATGGCTTTCTAACCTTTAACAAATATTCATTGAAGATTTTTTCTTGTGTCTTAGCATCAAACTTATCACTCTTACTGATGCCTAATGCAGTAACAGCATCTTTTAATGTTCCAGGAATAACTTGATATTTGCCAACAGCAAACAGTTTCTTATCTTCATCTTTAGAACCCCATTTTATATTTTGTCTTTCCATCACTTCGCCAACTGTCAGTTGTTCTAAGTTTACAGGTTGTTTCAGTCCTTGTATCTTACCACCTTTAGTACCCATGTTGGCTGCATTGTAACCTGCTTGACCTGACTCACCTTTCTTAGCAATCAAATCACCTAATGTAGTTGGTGCGGCCGCAGCAGTAACACCAACTGCAACTTTTGCGGCAGTTGATGCTGGTTTTGATGTAAAGAAATTCTTTACTCTCTCAGTTATTGAAGGTGCAGCTTCTGGTGTTGCTGTTTTAGATGGTGTGATTGTAGGTGCCTCTGGTTCAGGCGTAGTTGTCTTTGGTGGCGTAACAGGTGCTTTTGGTTCAGCAGGTTTAACTGTTGTAGGTTTTACTTCTGGAGTTTTTGGAACAGATGTTTGTGTTTTAGGTGTTGGTACTTCAGGTTTTTTAGGTTCTTTTTTATCAAGTTTTTCATCCATTTTTTCAGGAATCTCTTTGCTTTTTGATTCTTCTATAGCCTCTAATAACTGCTCATGTCTCTCTTTTTCTTTTTCGTGTTTGGTTTTATCAAAATCTTTATCTAGTTCTTCTTGTTTGATTTTTTCTTCACGAGAACTTTTCACAAAAAATAATAATTTTGTAGCCACATCAGAAAGACTATCACCTTTTCTCATTCTACTACTTCTTGCTATTGTAGTATAAAGTGCAGTATTAACATTACCTACTTGACCTGCACTTTTTTCTTTTAGTTTAATACCGGAAAAGTGTGCAATATCTTCCATACTTCTACCCATCATCTTACCAACAATTGCACCGCCTAAATTGCCAGTAAATGTTTTTGCAATATTAATTGGATCAAATTTCTCTTTTAATCCTGTAGCTTTGGCTTTGAAAGAATCTGATATACCAGACTTAATAGAACCACGAACACTATTACCGGCAACTATATTGTCAGTGATGTTGCCGAGTATACCACGTTTTCTGGTCTCGGCTGCTTTTTTATAGTCTTCGCTGCGGTTTTCTGTCATCTACTTTGCTTCTGCTTAATTTTTTCGTTTTCTTGTTCAATGTATTGTATAAGCATAGCAACGTAAATGTCCCTTTCCCAAGGAATCATATTTTCAAGTTCAATCAAACTGTATTTGTGATGCTGCATGAGAGAAAAATTAGTTGTATAATAGTTTCTCAAGTTATCATGCCGCATCACTAGCCGAAAAAACTGTCTAAGCCCTCCACTTCAATCGTGTGATGAAACTTACACTTCTTACAAGTCAATTCTAGTTTCTTATTTAACTTTGGTAAGTTATTGAAGAATTCTTCTATCTTTGCAAACTGGTCTTGATTCAATGATTCAATAAACTCAATCAACTCACCTGGACTTGTTTCTTTTGCATAGTAGTATTGTTCACCATCAAAAACAAACTCAATGCTTTCAACAATCATATCAAAAGCCATGTCGGTTGGATTTTCAAACTTAGTGGCTCTGTCTAAAATAGAGAATTCTGGATACTTCATGCCAATACTAATCTTGTCTGTTATTTTAACCAAACTGTCTGGTACATTGGTCATGTCAACCTTAACGTCCAATAGATTGATTTTAGAATCCATTAAGTTACCGCACTTCTTACCATCAACTTCATTCTCACAACGATATTTGTTTTCTACTATTTCACCAACGGAACGAGCACGTAGATTCAAAAAGTAGAATTCAATATCAATGATAGGCAATGATTCAATATCAATGTTCTCAGTCAATGTGCAATTGTGTAGAACTTGTTTGATATTCTTTTCAATCGTTTCTTTATCATCGGCCTCCATGGCCATCATAAGATTACGTTGTTCTTTAACTAGAAAAGGTCTGAAACGAATGTGTTTCTTAGACAAAGGTAAATCCAATTCATAAATTGGTACATCAATTTTTGGTAAAGCCATAGTATTTCACTCCATTAAAATTATTCATCAGATGTTGATGATAGGTCACTAATAATTTGTTCAGTTCTTGCTTGTTCTTCATCGTATGTTGCTGCAGCATCAATTTGTTGTTGTGCTACAGCTGCATCAACTAAAGATTGGTCGTATGTTTCTGGTACAGTAGATAATGAATTAAAATTAGATGCTTGTGTAAAGTAATCATCAGCAGAGCCAATATCTGTATATGAACTAAATGGTAAAGATGCTTGATTGATAGTTGGTAGTACAGTTCCAAGGTTTTCAAGGCCTGCATTTTGCCAGTAATCATATGCAAACACCACAGTTAGTTTATGAAAACCATCATTAGACCAATCTAAGTCCATTTGATTGACTGCAATAGGATATGCATTAAAAAGATTGACAGCATAAACAATAACATCTTGTAAGTCATATTGTTTTACAGTAATTGTAGATGCATAGTTTTGTTTATAATCAAAATCAAATGTTCTAGTTGGATTGATATATTCCATCCATACATCAAAGAAAGTTCTTTCGGACATATCACCAGACACAATGAAAGTCATTGTTAGGTCATTATAAGATGAATGTATTGGAAATTTAGTTGTTGGATTAGAACCAAACTTTTGATCCACAGTACCAAAGGTTCTACCTGGAAGTTCTGTGGCCTCACAACGTAGTGTCAAGTTACGCAATATTGGATTGAAATCTTGTAACAAGGCAGGAACGATTATAGTAGCATCAAACTTGTTAGGTCTTGCTACATCTGTCGTAAATGAAGATAAAAAATCTGATAATGCCATTATTCGTTGTCTTGGTTAAAATGAGCCATATGCTCTTTGTATTCTTTTACTGAATCCATCCACACTTTTTGTGGTTTTGCACCTCTAAATTGTTGGATTGGTAACATAGTTGCCACATCCCATTCATTAGGTTCTATCATTAAAATTCTAGACCTCAAATGGCTATAGAGATAACGCTTCAAACAAGGTCTAAATTCTGCAAATCTTCTAGTTGACTGTAAAATATCATAAGAAATTCTCATTCTTCTGATATCTTGCTCAGGTGTCAGTTGAGCATACTTCATTAACTTCTGTAAAAATGCAACACGATATCTAACAGGCAGATAATGCAAATTCAAGCCCAAAAAACCATCATTATACTTCTCTAGTATCAACACCATTGGAAATCTGTCCCAATATGGCAGGTCATCTTTGGTCTTTGGATCATAATAATAACAATACAACATGCCAATTCTTAGTTGGCCTGGTTGTTTATTTCTACTCACTTCACCTTTAATAGTATTCGGTATGGCAGATGGTCTTTTAATCTCATCTATCTTTTTTTGAAGCCAAGACACAGCATCTTTGGACATAGTTTTATGTCCTGCTTGTTTCTTTTCTTCTGCTAAATCTGTAAGTTTTGAAGTCATATTATATTTAGGTTAGAACCCAAGATGTTCTTCTGTTAAGACTTTGAACTCCCAACCTCTATCCAAACAGAATTCTGTGGCTGCTTTCCATTTGGCTTGATTGATGCCATATGTTGCCACCTCTTGAATGTATTGTTTTGTGATTCTTTTCTTTTTGACTGGTTCCATGGCCTGTTTCTTAGGTTTGATTTCTATCAACATGGTTTTTTGCTTGCCATCTTTAGTTCTAACCTTAACCAAGAAGTCTGGAAAGTATCTGTGCCTCTTGCCATCAACAGGTGAAACATATGGAATTACAAGTTCTTCTGAAGCCCAAGATATAATACTTGGTTCTTTGTCGAGCCAGTTCATCACTCTCGCCTCCCAAGACGAGCGATAAATAATATTGGTGTAGTCACCCACGTACTTCTGTGGATTCTTAGGTGTAAATTTGCCAGAATATGCCATAAATAGTATGTATAATCTTTTTTAGAGAAATTAATGGCAATAGATATAACTTCCATTTCAACTGGACCAACGATAGATAGAGTCACTGGACCACTGGCAGCTTTAGATGCTCCTGCTCCATCTTTGACTCCATTGGTTTACCCAGCTGATTTAGGTTCTTCTACCAAGAACCATTATGTCAAGTTTTCAGTTAAAAGAATAGTACCTTCTACTCCTGTCTCAGGTAATGAAGGAGATTCCGTATTAAAAGATATTGCAAGACGAGTTTCTACATTTGATTATCAACCACAAACAACGGATTCTGTTGGTGTTATATGCTTATACATGCCAGATTCATTAACCGCATCTTATAATGCCTCTTACGATGAATTGAGTTTGACAAATGATTTAGGCAAAGGTTTGACAGGTGTTCAAGCCATTGTTTCTGCATTAAATGGTGGTGATGGTTCTAAAAATCCATCACAAGCATCTTCAGTTGATCCTACTGTTATTGCAGCTGCAGCCTTTGGTACAAATGCTCTATTGAGTAAGGTTGGCCTTGGTGGTGCAGCTTTTGCTGATGTTGCTTTACAAACACAAGGTTATGCAATTAATCCACAATTACAAGTCATTTATCGTGGTGTTGGATTTAGAAAGTTTCAGTTGAATTTTATCTTTACACCCGCTTCTGAGGAAGAAGCGTTGATGGTTAATCAAATCATTTCTGTATTCAAATATCATTTTGCACCAGATTTAATCACTTCCACTAATGCAGTTAGTGGTATGTTTTTTGTTCCTCCATCATATTTTAATGTGGAATTCATGTTCAACACAGACGAAAACAAGTTCTTACCAAGATATGGTGACTGTGTACTAACAGATATTGACGTAAACTTTGCACCAAGTGGTTTTGCCGCACACAATGATGGTGCGCCAGTTCAAACACAATTGACACTAGGCTTCCAAGAGATTGAGATTGTTACTAAGGCTAAGATTGCCGCAGGTTATGGTGCAGACCAAACATCTCCATTCAAAACAACTTCAGACTCTGTTGCAGGATTACGTTAATGAAATACTTTCAACAACTTCCAATCATCAAAATGCCAGATTACAATGGCAATTTTGTCAATGTGACTAACATCATGGAGAGAACGGAGATTGTTCCGTCTTTATTGAACAATGCTTTATTGTTTTACTCATATGATATTAAAGGTGGCGATACACCAGATATCATTGCTCAAAAGTATTATAATGACAGTTACAGATATTGGATAACACTTTATGGAAGTCAAATTTTAGATCCAATTGGTGATTGGCCAATGGATCCAAATCTATTCAATGATTTTTTGGTTGACAAATATAAATCTGCAACAGCCAACTCATTGAACATTGCAGTTGCAAATGTAACATCTTCACAGGTTTTGACATATACACAGAATACGGTTTATCAATATGTTGAAAGTGTAACTACGACTGATTCCACATCGTTAGAATCAAACACAACAATTTACTTTATTGACCAAAACGCATATGCAAATGTGGATCAAGGCACTCAAACTGCAATTTTACCTAGTGGTGCAAGTGTGACGGTTGTGACAACTGCCTATCCACAAAACATTTTTGATTATGAAGTTCAAGTGAACGAAGCAAAACGAAGCATCAATCTTGTTAATGTAAATTATGCAGGCATACTAGAAAAACAATTGTCTTCTCTATTTTAGGATAAAAATTGGCTTCTACAGGTATTCTTAACCCACGTGACTATGACCTAACAAACGTAACACTTTTAACTTCAACAGGTGTTATAGACGTTAGGTATATAATGAATGAAATTTCATACCATGAAGATTTGTTTGGTGGTGTGGTTTCAGGCTATGTAATGATAACAGAATCCAATTCATATGCAGAACTTTTGGGTCTGAATGGTAATGAATTCTTATTGTTAACATTTGCAAAGTATGATAATCCAGATGACACAATCAATAAAAAATTTCGTGTCTATAAGATGGATAAAAGAAAACTTGCAGCCAATATGTCTACTGAAGTGTATACGTTGCAATTCTGTTCTGAAGAATTGATTATATCAGAGCAATACAAACTAAGTAAATCTTATCCAAATATGCCGATAAGTGATGTCATTAAAGATATATGTACTAATGGTTTAGGCATAAGTGAAAATAGATTACAAATTGATGAGACATATGGGACATACAGTTTCGTTATACCAAATCTAAAACCATTAGATGCTATCAATTGGTTATCAAACTATGCTAGACCTGCACCACCATGGCCAGGTGCAGATATGCTTTTCTATGAAGACAAAGACGGCTTCAAATTTAAGTCATTACAAGTCCTAACTGATGGACCTGATGTAAACATATACAACACTTACAGTTATGATCCAAAGAATACTGAACAAGGAAATCTAACAGAAGAAGTATACAACGTGACAACCTATGAGATTCTAAACTCATATGATAC